AATCGCCGCACCGCCTGCAGCACCAATCTTGCCGCCTGCCCACATACCACCAAGACCACCAATGGCACTGGCGGCAGCTGTACCGCGCTGTCCTTCCGGCGCGTATGCCACATCCAACGCGCTGCTTCCCAGTGCAAGAGCTGTCCCGATAATGGGAGCTCGTCCTAGCAGCTTACTCCATCGGGAAGAGGCTTTTGGAATAGAGGTGCCTGTGGGAGTCGGCTTTTGTTTCATTGGTTTTCCATCAGGGCCCAGTATGGTTGTGCCATTGCCTGATGTAGATTTCAGCCCGTTTACGATGACAGTTTGCGCATTGACAACCATCTCCCGCGCCGTACCAGCTGCATCGCCTATACCGCCGCCTAGCTTTGTACCGCCTAGTCCTGTGACGGCATCTTTTGCTTTGAGTGCCAATTTCGTAATCTTATAAAGTCCGGCTGCCAACACGCCGCCGGCTAATACAGAACCCACGCCATCAAATTCAAGGAATTTATTTTTTAAATCGTTGATGCCTTTACCGGCGATCTTGAATACATCCGAAAAATCGAACCCATCTTTAATGACCGTTCCGGCATATTGCACAACATCCGTCAATTCCGTAATAAATCCGCGTAAACCAAAGCTGTTGTGGCTGTCCATTAGCGTATCTTGAAAATTTTCCCAAGCACCGGATAATTGTTCAAGATCCCCTTTGAGATTATCCATCCGAGTAATGGCAACGTCTTTAGCTGTAACTTTCCCCATTTCATTGAACATCTGCGTAACGCCATCTGCCCCTTCACGAAGCAGGATCATGCCACCTCGGATAGCATCGGAACCGAACATGTCATATAACGTACTCAGCTGTTCTTCTTTCGTCATATCCTTCATCCGATTGTTCAGAAGGCCAGCAATATCAGCTAATGACTTCATATTCCCTGCTTCATCGAAAAAGGCAGACGAACCGCTTTCTGTAAGCAGATTCAGTTTTTCAAACGCCGCAATTGCTGTTTTCCCTTTCGGTACGAGATTCGATAACATTGTTTTCAAGCTTGTACCGGCATCCGATCCTTTGAGCCCGTTTTGTGCAAAGACAGCAAGGGCAGTGTTTGTATCGTCGAAACTCATACCGGCCCCTGCAGCTACCGCCGAGCAGGCTGCCAGTGAATATTTCAGCTCGCCCACACTGGTGGCACTGGCATTGGCGGCACCGGCTAAAATATCTGCAGCATGCGTCGCATCGTCTACTTTAAAGGCGTTCATGGCCGTACTCATAATTTCAGCGGCATCCGGTAGTGCAATATCTCCAGCAACTGCCAAGTTCAAGGCGGCTTCGGACGCATCGCCTAATACGTCTTTGACATCCACGCCGGCTTTCAGGAGTTCAGCCATACCTTTAGCGACTTCCGTATTGCCAAATACGGTCGCTTGGCCTAATTCCATCGCCTTTTCCTTGACTTGATCCATAGCAGCAGCATCTAAACCGGTGAGTGCTTTAATTTCGGACAGTTGCGCTTCAAAATTCATATACGTTTTAATCGTATCGTATATGCCATACCCAATGCCGGCAGCTCCTGCCATTTGCATACTGGTACCCATCAGCATACCGCCTGCCATATTAGACATGCCGTTTGATAATTTTCCGCCCACACCGCCATCTTTCGCCATGTTATTTTTGACATTGATCATGGCTGTATAGGTTTTGCCTTTGAACTGGTTCAGTTCCTCCTTGGCTTTTTTTATTACCACAGTGGCGTCGTCCTTAGCCCGTACCGTTGCTAAATAAACACCATTTATTCCAGATAAACTATTTTTTAGTTTTGTAGTCTTTTGCGCGGTATCCACCGCACTTTTGCCAACTTTATCAATGGATTCTGTTGCACTAGCTGCAGCAGGAGAAATGCCCGTCAGTGACTGCTCAAATTTTTTAAATCCGCTTTGTGCCTTATCTATACTTGCAGAAAATTTATCTTTCATTTCTACTACAGCACTTAATACATATTCACTCATCGCAGCCTCCTTCCTGTTGCAATTAATACCGCCATATCATTCTGTCTTTTTAATTCCAACTCCATGGCAGCATGGCAAAACAATTTTTCTGTTTCCGATAACGAAAAGAAATAGTTAAATGTGTGACCGTTGAGAACCAAAAAAGCGGCCGTAGCCGCCTCCCAGTTCTCCTCGATTAGTTTTTTGCTTCTTCGTGTACCACCGATTTAATATCCTTGCCATATCCGGCGCATTCCATGATTTTCTTGGAGATAGCCACCACTTCACCCGGTTCAAACAGCGAATCAACAATATCTGTCGGCTCCGTACATCCGTATGCTTGCTGCAACGTGGTATCTTTTAGGCTTGGTGTGGTTACCAAATTCAGGATCATGTATTTATCGCTTTCACCGGATTCTTCCAGTTTAGATGCTTCCACTACAAACGACCGTGTCGGCTTTTTCACGGTGATTGTCCCAATAGATGTATCCAAGTCATAGGTTTCCTGTTTCTGTGCTTGGATCTGTTCCTTTTTATCAATTAATTCCTGAATGCTAACTGCCATTGGTATCTTCCTCCTACTAATGAATACAAATTACGAAATCGTTTCCATGAACGAGGCATCTTCCGGCGTAAAACCGAACGGAAATTCTTTTTCAACTACTTTCCCTTTTTCAAAATTCATAATGGACAGCTCATTGAACCATACATTATCAACACTGCAGCGTTCTTTCTGACCATCCACCGCATCGGGATCCTCCACCAACGCCACCAACGTAGCCCGCGGATCCTTGCCGGACTTCCACGCTTCCAAATAGGCATTAATATTACGGTTGACAACACTTTTGATCGTAATCGTCCCTTCGCCTTTGAGGGATACGATTTTACTATCCACGCTGTTGCCGATCAGCACATCTTCACGGTTTGCGGTAACTTTGCACTCATATTTTTCAATTTCAAACAACAATTCATTGTCCCACCACACCTTACCGTAGCTGCCGTTCCAACGCCGCCGGCCGCGATAGGTTACATCTTCTGTTGCTCTTGGCATAACACATCACCCCTTTCTTACATCGTAAAGTCAATGTTCAAGTTTTCCATCGCATTGACAAACTTCACGGAACCGGCCAAATAGACATTGTCGCCGGTGTTATATTCCCGGATTTGCTGTACTGTCATATCCGCCACCGTCTCGCCTTTGAGAATGGCATAATTCCGTTGATATGTTTCACTGATATCAACCGTATTACCAGCATCTTTATCCAGTACATTTCCTTCAATTTCAGAAAAATAAACAAGGATAGCTGCAATAAACAGCATTTTGTGATCATAATCATTGATCACCTTACCAACATAATATTTTTTGAAGGTATCACGGATATCATCCGTAACCAAGTCCACGCCTTCAATAATTTTGATGTACCGGAAATCTTCGCCTTTATCCGTTGTAAACGTAGTCAAGCTGTTGCAAGCCCGGGCAATTTTAACACCGTCCCCATCTTGTTCATCGAACAATAACAGCTGCCCTTCATCAATGAGGCTGTCGATATCCTCATATACTTCTACACTTTCAACTTCCGTTAATTTAAAGTACGTTGCGGAACGATCTAAGGAAAGGCCTGCCAAAATACCGGCAATGCGTGCCGTGTACTGCAAGGCGGTATACGTGGTATATACGGCATTCCCGGATGTATCCGTACTGGTTTCAACTTTAATACTTCCCGTACAAAAATTAACGATACCTTCATGATCGGCTGCCTGTGCCGCCAAAACTGCCTTAAACGTCTTTTTCTTGTTATTGCGCATGGACTTGATCCAACTGGCAAGGTCTGCCTGATCGGTACCCGTTGCCATCGGAGCGCATACCCAGTTCCATTTGATATTGGCCAACATTTTAAGGACTGTTGCCTGTGTCTTTGTCGGTGTTGTCACTGTTGCATTGGGTAAGGTATATACCAATATTTTAAGTGGCGTACCGTCCAAGCACTTTTCAATTAAATCCGTTGCCGTGGCATCGAATCCACTGGGAATGTCTGACACATCGGCAATTTTGTACGTGTTGATCACGTCTGATTTTTCGCAGCGTAATATCATCGCCACAATGCCTCTGGCAGACCGTTTGATCGCAGTGGTACCCTTTGTTCTGAAATTAATCAGGACTTGCGGCAAGCCGAAAACTTCTGCTTCATTTGCCATATTTCTATTCCTCCTCTGTTACATCGTTTCCATTGAACTCCAAACCTAACTGCTGCATGAGTTCGTACTGAATACCGCCGATTTCTTCTTTCGTGAATGCATCGGCAAAATCAAGGTCAAAAATATAATGTGCTATGTCATCCACAAACGTTGTTTCTGCTTCCAGAACCGTGATGTAGCGATCCTCTATCTGAAACACCGGACGAAATACGCACTCTAATGCATCCGCTGCATCATATAGCTGGGCACGATCTGCACGGCCATACGTATCAAGCGTCGGAATAAACTGGACATCAATTTGTATCGTTCTTTCGCTGACAATACGATCCCATGTTTTAACTGCAGGACGCATTTCTACATAAAAATAAGGCGCATCGGACGTATCTACATTGTCGAAATGCACCTTGTATGTAGGAAATTTACTTTTAAGCGCTGTTGTAATAGCTTTTTTAATAGAGCGTAATGTAATCATTTCAACAGCTCCTTCAATATTGTTTCTGCATCAGCCTTAAATGATTTTCCGGTTTGCAACATACCCAGGTGCAACATTTTTTTGCCAGGGACAAAATCTCGTTTAAGTCGTTTTCCTATAGCTGGTACATACCGCCCCGGAGTCTGTCGATGCCCAAATTCAACATGCGCAGCATATTCCACATTATTGTAAACCTCCACAACTCCATCAGAAGCTCGCGTGCGATGCCACCCCTCCTGTAACTGCTCTGTAATTGTAGGAGTGTTATCTTTCACTTTAGCGAGCAGGATTTCTGCCTGTTGTGCTGCAAATTGATTACGTTTCACAGTTCCGGACTGCGCTAATTTGGATAACTTATCATTAAGTTCTTCAAAACCAGAAAAAGAAATTTTCATCAGGCTTCCTCCTTCCGCCGTACAGAAATCTCTTGATGATCCGCATAGCAAAACGGCTGCGCAGCATATAATACGAAGATCTGCCCTTGGTGGTGTATCGTCATGGCATCGTTTGGCTGGATCGTATAGACCGGATCCATACAGATTCGTAAATCGGTTTTCAATATAAAGGCCCGGTCCTCCTGGCTTGATTGCAGTTCCTTACCATACTGCGATAATTTACACGGGATATTGACATACACATCTGTCGGCTTGTACCCATCCGCACCTTCATCATCTATCGTTGGCATCTGCCGGGTTACTGTAACAGTGTCCGTATACATGATGCTAGACAATACCCCTTTCAGGTACGCATTTTGTATCATGGCCATGCCACCTTCCGCCACCGGTTCAGTTTGGGTTTGATGCTGTCAAAATCAACATCACTGACTAATCCGAACGGCGATGTACTGTTTACTGCCCATTCATATGTTGTATCATTCTGCTGCAACCTTTTGAGCGGTCCCGGAGCACCGGCTGCCGCCTTTGCTTCATCATCTATACGCTTGCAGACAAGATCGACAATGGTATACACTAAGCTTGGCGGGAAATCGGCACGATGGCAATAGTCCAAGATATCTACCACCAACTTTTCAATAAAAAATTTCACGGTAGCCGAATCCGTAATCGGTTGCGATTTTCTAAGCTGCACTTTATCTGATATGGTTTTTACAGCTTCATCTTGCGTCATCGTATCACCTTCCCTTTTTCCACTGCGTAAATGTCATTGTCTGCTCTATATAAATAGCCTGCCAATCATCATAGGTCATATTGGCAGGTACATGAATACTCTTACCATTTTTATCACGACCGATACGTGTTCCCGTACTACTTCCCGGTTCATCGGTAAGGCTTCCGGAAATGGTAGATCGGCAATTGGGATGCAGCGGCGGCACATTCGTACCCGGCTGCGCATCTGCCACTGGGTAGACATGTCTGTCATGCGACCGGCAAATTTGAGACGTGCGGTGGTCGAGCGTTGCGATGAACGTATAGTACTTCATGCCGGATTCGGCGATGCTGTCCATAGCAGCCTGATTCTGTACATAGTTCAATTCCGTCCGGACCAAACGCACGACATTATTATGCCCGACATCCATTCTGTTTTCTATCGTTTTTGCCATTTTCTGTATACTATCACCGCGATGAATGGAAGCAACAATTTCATCCTGCAGCACACACGTCAATTGCTGCGTGTTGTTCCATATCCGTTCACTGTAGTTTTTGCCACTCCACGGCGTACGCAATACGTTTTCAACAGATTCCGTTGTTGCCTTAGCCACCGGCTGTTTGATATGCCATTTTTGACCAATATCATACAATCCACGATAATAATTGTCTTTGTAGGCATCGGACAGGAAATCATCCATCTGTCCGTCCGTTTTCCGGCCCAGCCGGTCAAATTCCACGAGGATATCACTATACAGCTTATCCAAGCGGGAAATACGGCTGCGCATGGCCAAGGTATTGAGTTCTTTCAACAGCCCCGGATCCCCGGTCTGTTTAATGGCAGCCACATACTGTTCCAAGCTCATACGCCAATCACGGTATTCATTGCCAGTAAGCATTTTTCGCGCTTCCGGGACCGTCAGCTTATTATCCTTAGCATACCGGCCATACAGGGCCGCTATTTCCGTTTGTATCCGGCCCAATGATTCCCGATAGGCATTGAATAATTCCTGCTCAATAGTCTGTTGGCTTTTTTTGTGCCATTCTGTTTCCCGCTCTTCCGCACGTTGGACCCAATAGTCCTCGCTTGTCATGGCCATGCCCTACACCGCCTTATTTATCCAGCTTATGTTTAAATTCCACAATGCGGATCTGCTTAGATTCATACACACGGTTCCAGTTTTCCCCGTTGGCTAATTCTGCACGGGATACCGTTTCTACATTGGCACGGGTTTTATTAGTCCATGCTATGCCGCGCGGATGCATGATGAAGCACCGGCGATTGATCAGGTAATTAACTCCGGACCCTTTCTTTTTATCCCGGTCCATTTCAGTACCCACAAATCCTTCCGGGGATCCATTGCCAAACGCGACAGCTCCGGCTCCGAACAGATACGTGGTATATACGCCATCCGTTACCGGGCAGCCATCGTCTACGATAACGCGGCGATCCTGATACGTGGAGAATTCAACGGAATTACTGTCACGTTCCGTTGTAATAAGGTTCTGTTTCTTCAGATACGACTTCGTTGCCGAATGCATGACAACGGCTGTCAGCTGGCTTTGTGCATCACCCAACAGCTGCAGGGCATCAATAAACGCAGATGCATTGATTTTAGCAGCATTACCGGTACCGCCAGAGATATCCGCAATATGGTCTTTCATGGAGGTACTGGCAAATACACCGTTAAGCAGATTAATCAATTCTTTTTGGGAATCGCGCGCCCAAAAGCTTGCTACCAAATCACCAATCGCGCGCATCGGATCGTACCCCGACAACTGTGCAGAAAGGTCTGTCGCACTCCACATCTTCGCACGGCGGATCGTGGTAGAAGCGTCTTTACTGGTCGTGATTTTATCCGCGGTTAAGTCCTGCCCTTCCACGACATTTTCAGAATCGCCCGTCAAATCATCATAAAACGGCATATTATGTACCTGCGCCGGATCCGATGCCAACCGGTCAAATTCGGTATTGTTCGTAATAATGCCGGACTGATAGAGTGCCGAAAGCTCCATCGTACGGTTAATCACATACGGATTAAAAAGTTCAGG